TTTGTTCTGCTATTTTTTTCTCTACTTCGTCTAAGTCATAAGCTGGTTCACCAAGTTCTACGTCTCGGTAAAAACCCATATGTTGTAGAGTATGAATTTCTTGTTCTGTCTTACGCATAACATGAGTAATACGCTCGGCTGTTTCTAGATTAGATGCACCATAAGGTACAACCATATCTTCAGCTGGTACAAAGATAGATACTTGTCTTTCTAGTGCTGGGTCATAATAAACTTTTTTAAATGCATTACCCGCTAGTCCTAAACCCCATAACATTCTTTCATGCTCAGGTCTATACTCAGGCATTTTATCCATAAGCTGGTAGTTCATATTTTCTTGAACTCGTTGAGCAGCTTCGATACACTCATCAGTTTCTTTACCTACAATAGAAGTTTTAACTGGACCCGCAGCAGGGAAAGTCTCCATCATTGTTTCTGCTTGGAATTTAACTAGAGCTTCTGAGAGTAATGGGTGATAAACAGCACATGCACCTTCCCACGGTTCGGTTCTTTGTTCCATTTTAAGCCCTAAAAGTTCTAAGCCATCAACATAAGTTTCTAGCCAGTCTTTTCTAGAGTTAACATCATTACTAAAGTCTTCTAGCAAGTCAGACGATAAAGTAGCCATATACTTTTCATCAAGGTCTTCGGCTAAATTTTTATTAAACTCATCATCTTCCATTGCATCAGGGTCAATAACTATTTCTTCATCCCCAATATTAATAGTAACTTTTTCAGGGTCTTCTATTTCAATTTCAATAGCCTGTTCTTCAATTGCGGCTTCGTCTATTCCGACTGGAGCTGCATATAATCCTTTATCTATATCCGCCATAATTTTATCCCTTAGCTCTTTTTTTTGCTGCTTGTGATAAGTCTTTAAAATGTACTAATTTCTTTGATGTCTTAGTGTGAGCTTTATTTGTGTGTAGTGTACCATCGCTCATCTTATGAGATGAGCCCATATGTTCTTTTCCATCTTTGGTGTAGTGTTTAACGCCCTTCATAAAATTTTCCTTATATTATATTGCATATAGCCTCTTATGTTTACGTCCTTTAAACATCTGTATATCTTCTTCTTCATCATTAGGCAAGCGAATAAATCCACCCTGCCTAAAACGTGCTAAAGCCAACGTTGTAGCATCCACCAAGTCATCATTTGCCCCTGCTGGAAAATCATTACACTCTTCTATTACTTCATGTGCCCATCGTCTATCGGGAGCCCATACTACACCCCCACTAAACAAATCAGATACAGCATTTACTCTACTTATCTTATCTTGTCCTTTACCTGGAGTAAACTCACCTACTGGAATACCCATTCTTCTAAATTCTTGATAAATAGCTGCGCCATTTGATTTTTTTTCTACAATAAATGCATCAGGTTCCCAATCCTGGTACTCCTCAATACATAATTGCTTTAATTCTGGAAATTCTAGTCGTTTTTTTATTGCATTTAATAGTATTATAGCGTAGTTATTTGTTTCTTCGTTAAAAAATACGCCCCATGTAGTTAATGCGTTGTAATCAGCTCTATTATTAGCTTCTTGTGCAGCATCTAGAGTCATAATAGTAAATTCACAAGTTGGTGGGTCCTCTTCTTCCCATATATTCCACCATTCTCGCTTAATAAGTGCTCCTTCTTCCGATGTTGGGTTCTGCATGTACTGAGCATTCCAATATCGTGTATCAATAGCAGCTCTTCTAGCCTGTAACTCCTCAATACTCCAAAACTCTGCCCATAATGGTACTTCATTACCATGTTTATCTTCCAATATAGCTGGAAACTCTACTACTTCCCATTGGTCTACTTCATCATTCTTAATCATCTGGTTAACTATCTGTCCTGTTAGGTCTAATTTAGACCATCTTGTCATTACAACAACAATAGCACCACCAGGCATAAGACGCTGAAGCGGACCGGACTGAAACCATTCCCAAGCTGGTAAGAAGACATCCGATTTACCCAGTTTTGCATCTTGTTCTGAGTGTGGGTCATCAATAATGAATAGGTCGGCACCCCTACCAGCCAAAGCACCACCAACCCCAATTGCAAAATACTCGCCATTAAAGTTCGTGCCCCAACGCGAAGCCGATTTACTATCCGCTTGCAAGCTGATATCGGGGAATACATCTTTATAAGGGTCTGAGCCCACGAGATTCCGGACCCTACGCCCGAAGTTAACTGCAAGGTCAGCTGTATGAGATGCCATAATAACTTTTTTTGTTGGATGCTTGCCCAAAAACCAAGCCGGAGCCAGATATGATATGAGTTCTGATTTTCCGTGACGAGGCGCGATATTGACGATAACTCGTTTTCTTTTTCCATCTGTAATTTCTTCAAACAATTTAGCAAGTCTTGCATGATGTGCTCCTACTTTATAATCGGGATAGACATGCTTAATAAAATCTAAGAAGTTTGCCTTACCCTGTGTTTTAATTAAGTCTTTCTTATAATCTTTTAATAACGATAAGCTTTTACGTCTTTCATTATCTGACATATTAGGTAACGATTGTTGTAGTAAATCTAAGTCCTCTTCACTAATCATCTTCGTCTTCGTCTTCGTCTTCTATAACTTCACCCTCAACTACTCTGCCTTTAAGTTGTTCTATTGTTTCCCTTAGTTCTTTTTCTAACTCTTCTCCTGACTTAGTAATGTGCGTAATCTCTGTTCTTCTCTTAAATGCATCCACCCCATCTATCTCTCCTATCATACGCAGTGCAGCTAAACGTTCTCTTGAGGATTTAGCAGTTTCTGCTTCTTGTACAGCGCGGTTAAGTACGTGGAGTTTAAAGTCTGCCATATCTTTTACTAACATGCAGTTAGTCTGGGCAACCATGCCTGCAAGATAAGCCATTGTTTCATTAGGGTAAGTATCAAACTCTGGACGGATATCAGGGTTAGCCATCATCTCTTGTGCTAGTCCCTCGGCTTTCTCCATATCCTCTGTAGTTGGTTCTATAACTTCGTCAGTTATATCTGATAATAATTTAATTGTATTAGTCCTTGCTTCTATTTCTTGAGCCACAGTCATTTCAGGCAATGCTTCGGTTGCGTTTTTTGGTAACGGAATATCATCATCTATGTGCGGCATTACTACCGTTTGGTTGTTATCTGACATGTGTCGCTGTACACCTTGTGATTAGTCTTTGCAGCTGTTAATCAGAGTATAACTAAGAAACCAAAGAAAGGCAATAACCAAGTAGGAGAAGAAAGAGCATTGTGTATATAGATATATTGTGCATACCGCAGTATACAACCCTTTGTTTCTAAATGTGTTATTGAGTCTCATTCGTGTTTTGAGATTTTTTGCTAAAAATATTTTTTTGTTTGCCATTAGTAAAGTGACGGGGGTGGGTTTGAAATTGTTTGGGATTATTTGTGTATATTAGAGTGTGTATGGTCCGTAGTCGTCTTCGAATTTTTGGGTGCATAGGGGGGCGGTGGGTATAGCGATGTACAATTTTGTACATTTTCACATTAGATTAAACGAGGTGAGACATTTTGATTTTTAATTGGTAAAGTGTAGTTATCAAATCAGGGATAAATCATTTTGATATGTCTCTTTGATTTGTGTACTACAGAGAAGCTAAGGACTTCTCATTAGCTTCTCTGATTTTGGAGAACGTTATGGATAAATTATCCATGCAACAACCATCGCTAAAGGCTCTTACAGCTTTATGTGCTGGTGCAACAATAGCTCGTTCAACTATGGCAGATACTGCTAATGGTATATACGAGATACTTTTACCAATCGTTAGCCCTGCAACTATAACTAACTTGGAGAAATCCAAATCAGCTATAGACGCTAAGATACTCTGCAAAGAGTTATTAGGTAACAGAACCGAGAAAGTTATATCCGCAATGGATAACGGTTACTGTCAAGGGTTCGCAAGTAAAGGTGGTAAGAAGTTCATTAAACTTATTGGTATAAACTCTTTCGGAGTTTGGACTGATGTAGTAGCGGACTTCGTAAAGGGTGGAGAGACCATGCAACTTGGCTCTGTAGAGTGTTGGAAACATGTTACGAATGACGGTATCAAAATAGCAAATCTTGATAGCAAAAAATCGCTGAAAGAAAATCCAGCCAACAAATCATTAAAGGCTTTTGTTGAGCCAGTCCATAAACCGACTGATGCTTCGATACGACGCTCAAGACAGTGGTGTGCTACTGCTATGCTTGAAGTCATTAAAGAGCAGTTTGATGTGACCCCTGAACCACCAGCTGAGTGGCAAGAACGCTTCACTGAAGTTATAAGTAAAGCTTCTAAAGTGCAACTAGGCACTGCCAACAAAGTATCTCATGAGGAAACTTATGACGCTGATACACGCGAAGCCATGAATATGGCTTGGGCTACTTTGAAAAAATTGGCTAGTAAAACTAAATAGCATCCTAGTTATTTAGTGCAACACTGTTTAAGAAAATTTGGGAAGGGACTTCGGTCTCTTCCCTTTTTTTTGGTCTCGACTTTCGAAACCAGTAAGGTAGCGAGCGAGTCGCGAGCGAGTTCCCCAATGTACAATTTTGTACTCACCTAGCTAGCCCCCACTTCGGTTCTCATCAAAGGATTATCACGAGAGACATTCTTTCATCATAACGATATCATCGTAGTATACGACAGTCCTGTATCGAGACCAGTAAGCTACCGAGCGAGCTTCCGCACCAGCCGACCCGATAATGCCGACCTCCGAGTGTACAAAATTGTACTTTCCTACATCGTGTCATTAAATTATATCTTTGGTGACACTTATAAGTGTGGCGTATTCGAGGCTGCACTCTTAAGTGTCATCAAATTAATATCAGAACTGACACTACGAATGTTCCACGCACATGAGCCAATGTTCCAACTTACTGAGCTACGATTGGAACGCTTTATGCTAGAGATATCAACAGCTTACATAAAATGTTCCAATGTTCCAGTGGTTTTACATAGGGGACATGGGGAGAGAAAAAGGTAGTCCTCAGGGGTCTCCTTTTCGCAGTGTAACGTATATTAGACTTGCAACCTAACGCCCTTAAAAATGACTGGAACATTGGAACATTGGAACAAAAGACTAACTATAGAATAATAAAATAATATTTATATATAAAGAAAACAACTAGTTAACCTTTTTTATCCCTCAGCAATCAACCACGTTCTGTAGAATTAGTAAGGTAATTAGGTTTTGGAACACAGGTATTTTTGGAACACGATAATTGTACATTCCAGCCCTACGTAAACTAGATAGGTGTTACATCATTTAGTATTAGACCATACAAACT